CTATAATATCTTAACATTCCGGATCAGCTGATTATCCCTTTCGCGCATTTTCTTGGTTATATGGAAGTATATCTCCCTGGTGACTTTACTGTCTGCGTGCCCGATCCTGCGGGAAATGACTTCAAGAGGAACGAGCTGTTCTGCCATAAGTGCGACATGAGTATGACGCAGAACATGAGTTGTAATCTCGACGTCTTTGTTCAGCACCCGGTGGGCGGTCTCCTTCAGACATTTATTGTATGCCCAGTAATGCACATGATCTCCGGATACATCCGGGATAAAGAGAGGACTGCGAACGCCGGTGAGCAACTGCTCTTTTTTAATGAAGAATCTTATTTGCCGGCACAATGTGAGAAGCTCGTCTTGAATGTATACTTCCCGGTAGGAGCAAGATGTCTTGGTATATCCGATAACCTTATTATTGGAATCATAGTTTTTAGTAACTGATATGATTCTTTTGTCCAGATTCACATCTGAATCGCGCAGCGCAATGATCTCACCGACGCGAAGACCGGAGAGAGCAGCGAAAGAAGCAAGCATTCTCCAACGTGGGACAGTGAGATTATTCAATAGAGTCTGCAGCTCCTCACGCTCCAGATATTTATCATCCAGCTTTTCTTTCTTTTTGATATCTTTTTCTTTTCTGATTTTATTAATCCAAGCGATGTCCGCAATATAATCATTTTCATATCCCCAACGGATCAGGGCTTTGAAACGAGTGATCCGCTCGTTAGTTGTCCCGACAGCTTCATCCTGTTCGGCCAGCTTTTCGCTGACGTAACCGGCAGTTAATTGCGACACCAGTGTATCTTCGCCGAGTATACGGCGCAGAGAGTTGCAGGCGTGCAAATTCCGGGAATAAGTAGAGGGAGCACGTGCCGTTTTCTGAAAAGTATTATACATAGTGCAGAGCTGGCCGAGCCGTAAATTTTCCTTGCGGACGGCAGCAGACATTGAAATCTTCTCCAATTTCTTCTTAATCTTTTCATTCAGGATAGCCTGCGCCTGCTTCCGGGTGCTGTTGGTATCTTTTGCCATAGTACAAGATACCCGGTGAAGTTCAAGAGTCAACGGATTAGTGTAACGTTCTACAAATTTCACATTTCCGTTAGATAATTGTTCTGTCCACATAATTTCCTCCTAAATATCTAAAAATGAGTATAAAAATAACACCTATACAGATGCTGGAAAACTGTGGTACAATATTCTTGTTGATGGAGTATTGTACGTGCCCAGCACTGTATAATATTTATCTGAGTGGCCTTAGTGTTGGTAGCACTGAGGCCTTTTATATTAACTTGTATATTTTGATAAGTACACTTTGAAACATTCGCTCATGAATTTTTCTGTGATATAGACGCAATCGTTTTGCTCGTTTGGCTCTGCATCTACACCAAGATCCTTTATAAGTTCATAGTACATATCCAAAGCTTTCTTACTTTCAAATAAATATTTCATATATTCTCCTATAATTAAAGTTCGGTAAAACTATAAATCATATATTCTGGTTTGATTAATTATCGAAGACGTATATATCATAAACATTTCCGACGAGCCCCCACATGGTTTGACTTGTTCCATCTGCTTTTTGCAATTCAAACAGAGGGTCTACAGAACCTAAAGTAGCAATCTTATCACCAACTTTGACTTCGCCGGTGATTTTAGGATTATAAAATACAAAAATAAGATGATCATCGGTAGTTAAGTATAAAACGTTATCGAAATAGTAATCCTCGTGCTCATATTCCGACATCCCCATTGTGTCGATCATATTTTCGAAATCGTCCAAGGAAACGACATCGGAAACGGTTCCCTCAATAACACTACAAGTAGAGTCGCTATCAATAACATCATCTATGTTATCATTGAATTTCGGTGTAATGTTTTTAGGAGATGTGACCTTGCAATCACTGAGCACACCATATGACTTATAGTCTTTAGAAATTGTACCGGTAACAGTAATTTGGTCTCCTGAACCAATAAACATACTTAAATTAGGATCCCCATCCTTGAAGTAACAAGGAAACGCGTGTTTACCGTTGGAAGATTCGATTGTAAAGCCAACATCAGATTCACTTTTAAAGCCAGTTAAAGTAATTTTCTGATTAAAAGGAAGCCCGGTTTTGCTTGAACATTTTTTGTAAAGAGAATAAGCCTTGTCACTGGACAATTCCTTCATAGTAAAATCAGCACTTTCTTTTGCAAACATTTTTTGCGTCTTGGTGTATAAAACACCAAAATCATCCATATCATAGGTTGTCTGAGCGGCAGATGACTTATCAGATTTGCCGCATGCAGCAAATGATAAAATCACTGCGAAAACCAGAAATATGGAAAACAGTTTCTTTTTCATAATTTTTCCTACCTTCATTTTTATTACATAAAATTACAAGTATAACAATGACGGAAATACACATACTTAATGTATGAAAATATTACTCGACGAACTAATGGATAAGAAAAACTTAACAATCCGCCAAGTATCTATTCTTACAGGCGTCCCGAAATCAACCGTGTCGGACATAGTGTCCAGAGGGCGAATACCGCGGTTAGATACCATGGAGCAGCTGGCAAAAGGACTAAAAGTCCGAATTACCGACCTGTATGAATCAGAGTACAAATAAGTGTCCGAGAACTCGGACAAATTTCAAAAACGCACCGGTTTACGCAAAGTTAAGTGTTTTAATATATGAAAGGATAATTAAGATTCTCAAAACACGAACGAACGTTTGAATAAATATTGATTTTGAAATACAATAGTTGTATGATTAATTCAGAACAATTCGAACAAATGTTCGCAGAGCGGAGGTGCGTTACATATGGAAGAATTAAAAATCTTATTATCAAAACTGGATGATTCTGATCACAAAATAATCCAGCAACTCTACGCTATTTTATATAGGTACTTAGAAAAGAGGGGAAGGCTCTAAGCCTTTTCCTCTTTATTCTTTATACCATCTGCTACGTTCTTGAAATACTCACGTATCACAGTCTTAGATTTATCGTCAAGAGAATGATAGGTCTTCATCATTTCGATGATCGCATCATAGAATGCATTCCCATTTCCATCATATTCCAACAGATCCTCAACATAGTAACCGACTTCCTGCATTGGCGAAAGCTCAATAAACATCTTATCGCTATTTCCTCCGTTTCGGAGCCAGTCCTCATTGACGCGAAAAGTTTTACATATGAGAGAGATTACTGCATCACTAGGAGCACTTTTTCCGACTTCATATGAACCAATGTTTCCACGAGATGTTCCTAATCTGTCAGCAAATTCTTGTTGTGTAAGATTCAGCTCTTTTCTTAGGGCCTTGATACGCTCGTTCATCAGTGCACCTCCTTTCATTCTGGGTTCATCATAGCACAACGGAAAGCACAATTCAATACAAAATGTTGATAATCAACAAAAACTCTTGACAAGAGATGATAATCAACATATAATTGCAGTATATCAACAAACTAATGTAATGCGAGGTGAAAAGTAATGTGGGAGAAAGTGCAAGCAATGATTTTGGTTACATTCTTTATCATTTGGACTGTTGGGTGGGCAACAACTTACATTGGATTAAAAGCAATTTTGTTTTACATGAAGGCAAAAAAATATGCTCCACCCAATAAGGCAGAGCTGAAAAAGTGGTGTAAATATGCTGCGAGACATTCGTTCGGAATCTCAGAGAAAATGCCGGATTAAATACTCTACTAGGACGCCTGATGCAATGCCAAAAATCCAAGAAAGGAAATAAGACACAGGGCGAGCAAGATGGAGAAGTACAGTTTTGATTCTTGCATTGCGACGGTCTGTCATGTATGAGTAGGCTTTTGCGGTTAGCACTACATGACGAATGTTAGATTTCAAATATCCGTCATCAGAAAGTTCATGTATGTAGTCCAATAGAACAGCATTGGAAATGTTCTGAAAATAAGGATCATCATAATAGCGGCAAATGCAATTGTTGTCTGCAGTTTCGAGAAAATGCTTAAGAATTTTGTGCTTGGACAAATTTTTAAATGTTAAAGGTTCATTTCTAAACATAAGCATCTCCTTTCGTACATACTCGGCTTTGGCAGAAGCCTGTATCAACAGAATAGGAGAGCAAACATAAAAAGTCAATAAAGAAACGGGGCGAGAATATGAATAAAGAAAGTATCACTATGAACTACACAAAAGAAGTAGCACTGTCATTTTTATGCCAGGCTATGCAAGATGAGACAATTAGATTAAGGAAAGCCAGAAAAAAAGAAAGAGCTTCTATAAGGGCCTTCCTTATAGAAGCATTTGTAGTAATTTCAACAAGTGATTCCGATATGTTAAATCCAAAAAAATAAGGAAGAACGTAGAAAAGAACTGGAAGGAATAGAGTTCGAATAAAAAGCCGAAACGGCCAGCAATGGCCGTCACACTGGGAATGACCACCCGGTGTCTGATGATGGCAGGTTGGAAAGGAAGGGTGATGGCTATGAAAAATAAAAATAATAAAGCTATGCCAGTAGCTGTTATTGCTACGCTGATATTAAATGAAATTTTCTCAAAAATTTTAAGCTTGAACTTAGATCGATATGAACGCTGCTGCTTTTATATGCTGCTGTTTTTGTGTGTTACAGAAATTTATTTTTAACATATCGTGAAATCCCTTACAAATTACTCGGCATGAAAGTACCTGTACATAAAAGTATAAGGGAGCAGAAAAAGAAAATCAATGAAAGAATGCGAGGTGAGAAAAGCAATGAGTGAAAAAGAAAAGAAAGAAATCGCTGAAATGGTAGAAACAGCCAAACATCTGGCAACACATGATCCACAGGCGTTCATGATCGCGAAGAGCAACATGGAGATCCTGAAGATCAGAGCGGACATGGATAAACAGGAAAAAGAACCAGCATAAAGGAGTGATAAAACATGTATGCAAACAGAAAGAACCTTGCAGCACTTTTCGGGGTAACGACTCAGACGGTTTACCGGAGAGTAAAAGGAATTGAAGCCCTGATCGGTGAAAGATACAACCAGTACGCGGTACTGGACAACCTGGTAAGCGTGGCTGTATACGCAGACTATGAAAAGTACCACACACGTCTGGAAGATAAGAACCTGAAAAAATATGTACCACCGTTTGACATGAAAGCGGCCGGAGCCTATATATTTGTAGATCTTAATAAGGGAGTGAGTGCGCTGTGATGAAATTAAAACCGGAAACACCGATATATGCAAAACTACAGATCAAGCGTCTGGAAGATGAATGTGAATCCCTGAAAACATGGATATGGAGAATGACGATCATTGTGGAGCTGCTGTTAATTGTAGCGCTGGCCGCCTGCGTGGCTAATTTCTACGCTATAACTTAAAGGAGCGAGCAAACATGATACAAGTGAGTAAAAAAATAAGGCACATCATTATGCGGATGATGTACCTCAAGACTTCTTCGCCTACCGAAAATATAAGTCAAAATTATAATACCATCGGCGGGCGAAAAAGTCAAGAAATACGGGCGTTTTCGTCCGTTTTCATCACTTGTTAAGAATATTAAAGATAGGACATACAGGTGGATGAAAAAGAGATATAAAAGACTGATATATACGTTTGAACATTCGGTAGAGGTATATGAATACCTGGATGGGAAGTATGGAGCACCGGGAACGAAAAGAGGGAAGAAGAGAAAAGCCACATTGGAAGAGATCCGATTCCGGAATCAGTGGAATAGAGAAAGAAAAGCAAGGCATAAGCTGAAGACGTGGTTCCATGAGAATGATTACCTGGTATTGTTCACATACAAAAAGGATAAGCGTCCACCTGATATGGAGACTGCAAAAAAGCATCTGGCGCAAGCCATGAGGAAGGTGAGAGAAAAATATAAAAAAGCCGGGAAGAAAATGAGGTGGATGGCAAATATCGAAGTAGGTACAAAAGGAGCCTGGCATGTACATATAGTTATAAATCGGATACCGGATGCGGACATCATCATTAAGGATTCCTGGGAGCATGGAGCAGTAACATTCAAGCACCTGTACGAGGCAGGAGATTTCAGAGATCTGGCCGGATACATCACGAAAACACCAGAAACATGCGAACGTTATGGAGAGCACTTAAGAGAGACAAGCTATCATGCGTCCCGCAATATGCCTCTAAAGGAGCCGAAAGAAGAACGCTTTGTACAGTGGCGTGAGGCAAAAGACAGGAAAGGTTATTACCTGGATAAAGATACTTACTATGAAGGAACAAACAAATTCACCGGGTACAAATACCGGTATTACACAATGATTAAATTGGATAGGAGGATTTAAAAGATGTTGATATTAGATGGAGCAAGCGAAAACAAGCTGACTGAACTTGTGAAAGTATCAGAAGAGTTAAATGAAACTTTGAGAGAATACTATCCGGGCGTACATAAGATTATACCGGACAGAGCAGCACTGATCTGGTGTGCGATCGATGGCGAGATAGCAAAAAGGCAAGACCAGATCGATAAAATATTGAATACCAAAAAAGGAGCAGAACAGATTGTACTACGGAGAGCCTGCAGTGAGTTAAAAAAAGAATACGAACAGTACAACCAGTTAATGGAAGAACTCTATGGAGAAGAACTTCTACCAGCCACTATTCCGGAACTGCTGATTGGATCCGTGAAGAGAGCAACACTGGAGATGAAAGAGTCGAATCAAACACTGCAGAATATCAAAGAGGCAATGAAAGAACATGTTTAGAGTAGATATTTACACAGCTGTAAAATCCAGTTCCAACAGTAAAACCATGGGAAAATACGGATTTGTATGTACGTGTGCCAAGAAGTCCGGAGGAATAGGAAAAATCCAGGATACCGGCCAGATAAAAGGCACACGTCATGAGACGGAAGTAAAGGCAATTACTGAAGCATTGAGCCGCCTGAACCAGTCCTGTGAGGTCCATATTCACTGTGAGGATACGTTCGTGGTCAACATGATCGATTATCGTATCTACGAATGGGCTGGGAATGACTTCCGAAAAACCAATGGAAAGCCGATCGCCAACGCAGAAGGCTGGCAGAAGCTCTGGAAGAAGATGCGGGGGCATTTGATCCGGATGGAAAAGGGACGGCACATATGCAGTGATGAAATCAGAGAAATGATGGAGGAAAAGCAGAATGTTTGATAAATTTGGAGAATTTGACTCTGCTGAAGAGATTAACAGAGCGGCAGCAGCACAGTTAAAAGAAGGAGATCTGGACGCTATCAAGACAATAGCAGAAGAAAATGGCTTAGATCCGGAGGACGCAGAGGATTTTTGCACCGGTGCAATAGATTCTCTGACTACTCCATTACTGGCAGCGATCGGGAAATTGGAAATGGAATCGAAAGATTTAGGACTCAAAAACATGATGGAAGACTGGAAAAACTTCCTGATCCAGATGTGTGAAGAAGATGACCAGATGGCGCAAGCTGTACGTAAGAAAGGAAAAAGTCTTGAAAAATGTATGGCACAGATATTAAAAGTATCGTTTGAAACGAAAGCACAACTGGATGATAGAATCGTACGGGCAGCAGGCTTAAAACCACCTATCTATCTTGGAATTCCTGGAAAAGCACAGATTAGAAAAATTGCAGAAAAATATTATAAGGGTGAAGAAAAATGAGAACATACAAAGGATTCACGGAAGATCTGAAAGCAACCTACGGGAACGGAATCTTCCAATACGAGCCTGGAAAAACATACAGGGAAGAGAAAAGTAAAACCAGAAGTACAGGCTTCCACGCTGCAGAATATCTCCCAGACTGCATGATGTGGTACGGGCTGAACGATAAAAGCCGGTTCTTCTTGTGCGAATCAGGAGGAAGTATCGATGAAGAGGACGGCTGCTCCATGGTAGTATCCACGGAATTGACGCTGATCAAAGAACTGGATCTGCTGGATATCGCCGGCCACACCATGATGTACATGGTCGAGCACCCGCAAAGAAAATGGATCAGTATGGTGGGTGGAGTAATGATCACGAGCGATGCTGCACATACAGGAGCAGGCAGACTGCTTGCAATAGCAAGAGGAGAAAGACCAATCGTATACGGAATTGAGGGAACGGCGGTCGGATGGGTCCTTGAGAGTGAAGGAAACATTATAGCGGCCAAGGTTGGCGTAGTAGGGCAGAGCGGAATCAAACCGGGAGTAAAATATACGATCACAGCCAACCGGGAACTCGTGGAGGTGCAAGATGAAACGGAAAGCAATTGAGAAGATAGAACCAGCAAAGACCAGGAAAAAAGGGCGTATCGCGACAGTCCAGACATTAGATGATATTGCAATCATTAATGTATTCAACGACAAGGTTCTGGCAGTGAGATACTGCATCAACTGCAAAACAGGAGAACACGAATATTGGACTGAAAAGAATGGCTGGAAGAAAGGAAAACTCATAACAGCAATAGAAGGAAACTGGTACGAATGGGTATGGATGAAACATGATTATAAGTATCCAAAGATTGATTCAGAGGAAGATAGAAAGAGACTCTTGGATATAACACAGGATAAATATTGCGCAAACGATGTATGGAGTCGGATAGATCACATGGAATACAGTTACGATTATGATGTCAGACAGACCGCAGAGCATAACAGAAAAGCGAAGATAAATAATTTCATGAGCAAAGCTCCTGCACTTCCCAAAGATGCAGATGAATGGTTCTTTGAAAAAACAGCTGGCGAGGATTATATGTTTAAAGAAAAAGGAACAGAGAACTTCAGCTGCACAAATTGTGGAGAATCATTTGACAGATCTGAGTTAACGCCGATACATCAGGGCAAAAAGAAAGCGACTCACAATGACATGGTGCGATGCCCGTCTTGCGGGAAAATTGTTCAGGTAAAAACCAGAACAGATAGTATAACAGCCAAGCCGGAGAGTCTGTACAAACTTGATAAGATCGATGAGACAGCGAGTGTATTAAGAATCTTCCGTGTAGACATCGAATGGGATTCTGGAAGACGGCGGATAGAAATTGATGAAGAAATACGCATTGTGATATACAAGCAGGATCTTTTTAAGAGCAATAGATACGATTACAAGATTTTTTACAATATCCCATGGGAAGGATGGCACAAAAGCAACAATCTGAACTATCGGGCAAGAGACGGCTATATGTATCCGGGAGATTACAGTGAAGCACTGAAAAACACAGTGTACAAGGATGCCATCAGGATCATAGAATTCCTGGCAGCAGCCGGTTGGAAATTAAACTACAACCGTCTGCTATCCGGAGTATATCAGGTAAAAGGTTACGCAGAAAAGATAGAATATCTGGCCAAAGGACGATTCCGGAATCTACTGAGAGAAACTGTTACATGCACGGAATATCCTGGATGGAACATGGCATACTACGGACCATTAGACATAAGGGCAAAGAACATAAACAAAATGTTCTACATCAACGATCGGCAAAAAATCAACCGGATCCGTGACGAAAACGGCGGAAATGAAATGGTTCGCTGGATGCAATATTCAGACGAAACAGGAGAAAAGATACCGACAGAAACTCTGAGATGGCTGCTGAGATGTGGACTTGGGCCAGAGAATATTAGATATCATGCCGGAAAGTATCTGAGCACTACACAGCTGATGAATTACATCCGCCGGCAGCAGAAAGAACAGTATCCGGGATTCACGGAAGAAGCTGTCCTGGAGCAGTACAACGACTATCTGAGCATGTGTAAAGCATGCAACAAGAATATGAAGGACGAGCTTACATATCGACCGAGAGAGCTGAAAAGACGACATGATGAAATCGTGATCGATAAACAACAGATGGATATTCTGAAAGAAATGATGGCAAGCCAGGCAGAAAGAGAACAATATGCTCAGGAAATGCGGGAGAAATACCCAACAGCAGAGCAGACCTTACACGAGATCAAAGATCGATATGAGTACGAAAACGAAGAGTACAAGATCATCGTACCGGAATCACTGGTAGATATCGTAAAAGAAGGACGTGCCCTGCATCATTGCGCCGGCAGCAGTGAGCGGTATTTTGACAGGATCGAGACAAGAGAAACCTATATCTGCTTCTTGAGAAGAAAAGAACAGGAAGGCGTGCCGTTCTACACGATTGAGGTTGAGCCATCCGGAACGATCAGACAGCACAGGAGCTACATGGATGAAGAACCGGGAATTGAACAGATCAGAGATTTCCTGAAGGAATGGCAGAGAGTTCTGAAGAAACGTCTGACCAAAGCAGACAAGGAGCTGGCCAAGATCAGCAAAGAGAAGAGAAATGCAAATATAGAAGATCTGAAAGCAAAGAACAATACAAGAGTCCTGCAGGGACTGGCAGAAGACTTCATGGACGCAGAAGAGATCGAAGAATTATTAGAAAAGGCGGTATAAGATGGACGAGCTTATAAATTACAACGGGTATGAAGAGTTTAAACAGGCAGTAAACAGAGTATTAAACAGAACGGTAGAGGACTTTGTCCTCACCGGCTATCTGTTGAAACAGGCAAGGGATACAGATATTCTGCAAGGTTCCGGATATGCAGATGAAAAAGAATTTGCCTGGAACGAATACAAACTGGATGCCTCTCAGGTATCGAGATATATAAAAATCAACGACAAATTTTCTGAAGGTGGCTATTCCCCGAAACTGCAGGATCAGTACCAGGGGTTCGGCTATGCGAAACTTGCATTAATGTTAACACTTCCGGAAGAAGTGGTAGAAGAATTGACACCGGCATACAGCAAAACAGAAATTCAGGCTGTAAAAGAAGAAATCGAAGAAGAAGAGAAGATCACGGATATCGAAGTAATCCTGGAGGGGCAGAAGGAAGAACAGAAAGACCTCGGCAACCTGGAGAAAGCATTGCACCAGATATTCCATGATGAACCGGAATTATATAAAACCATGCACGAAACAGTACGGACAACCTGCGGGATCAAATATCTGCAGGAAGTGCTTGCACCGGATGGAGATAAAATCTACAGCACCCGTATCCAGGGAATTGGCCGAATCATGCTCTATATGCACGAATCCAAAGACATTACATTACATATGGTCCGGTCGGGAGATAAAGAGTTCTATTCCTGGGACGATGCATTAAGCTACTGCACAATGATCACAGACAGTGAAGATGCAGAAAAGACCTGGGAAGAGGTGTATGGAGAAGAATTCCCGAAAAAAGAAGAAATTGCACCGGTGCAACCGAAAAAGAGAAAAGAATCCAAGGTGGTAAAAGCGAAGAAACCAGAACGGAAACCTATAAAAACGGAACGATCGGAAACAAAACCAGCAGAATCGGAAACAAAACAGCCGGATCCACCGACAAAAAGTGAGGAAATACTTACAAAAGATGAAGAAAAATCAACTGAGACACCTGACACAACTACAGTACCTGCAGAAGCAGAAGAAAAAGAACCGGAAAAGACAGAAGAAACTCCGGAAGTAAAATCCGAGTTTCAACAAGAAAACACTGATGAAACTCAGATTCCGGGACAGACAGAATTAGTCAAAGATTTTCCACAATATTGCCCGCCGGATATGAATGTTCCGGAACAACAGGACCAATCAGAAGAAGTAAAGCCGGCATACGCTACAAGAAGATTATACATAGCGTCTGTCGATGCCGATACGGCAGCAGAATACATGGGAAAAGCCATGGAAAAGGCTATCCGCAATATGCCGGGAGTAAGCTTCGGGGTATTGACGAAGGAAACATTCTGGAAAGAATTCTTCGAAACCGAGGTCGATAGAGAAGGGAAAGAGATTGAATGTGTGAATTAATGTTTCCGAAGCCAACCAGGAAGAAAAAAAGAAAACACCACCCAGCTCCGATCGTGGACACCGTAAAAGGCGAATGCTTCCTGTGCCGACTGGAAGGCATCCGCCGGCAGCAGTACACAGAAGAACATCATGTGTTTTATGGTGGCGGACTGAGAAAAGTCAGTGAAGAGAACGGCTTTAAAGTCTACTTATGCAGAGATCACCACAAAGACGGACCAAGAGCAGCGCACAACTGCAGAGAAACCAGAGAACTGCTATGCAGGATATTCCAACGGAAGTACGAAGAAACACACACGAGAGAAGAATTCCGAGCATTAGGCATAAAGAATTACTTGGAGGATGAAAATGAATAGAGAAATATTATTTAAAGCAAAGCATGAACATGTAGTAGTCGCAAATAAAGACCTGGAAGGACAATGGGTAGAAGGTCTTCTCTGGGATGAAGAGTATATTTACAGCAAAGACCTGGAATGCGAAATGCTAATTGACAAAAATACCATCTGTGAATACACCGGATTGCATGACAAGAACGGAAAGAGAATCTGGGAAAACGATATCCTGATGTGTCACGGCAATCCAGACGATCTTGTAAAAGTAGTGTTCGGAGAATTTGATGTGATAGATATCGCAAGAAAAAAAGCGATAGATAGTGCGATCGGATGGCATTACGAAGTGATTCCGACGGATGCGCTCAGCAAATGTGAGCCATTCTGCTATCCAATGCCACTAACGGACTTTCATATTAAGGCGAACAAGATGGAAGTAATAGGCAATATATTTGACAACACAGAATTACTCGAAGAAAGGAATGATGAGAATGCACATAACAGTAAAACAGGGAATTGATAACTGCTATCTAGTACACCAATATGAACATCCCGGATACGAAGAAGATCGATGTGCTGGCTTACGAACTGGCAATGGCGAAGGAGAACCGATAGATAAATGTAAAGAATGTGCTCTGTATTATGGAAACAGAGAAATATAGGAGGTGCTGAGAGATGAAATGGTGCAATGTAATGAATATGTGGTGCTCTGACATGGATAAAGATGATTGCGACAACGCAATGTGCGATGGAGATTGTGATGATTGCGAAGAATGTGAGGAGATCAGAAGATGAGACTAATCGATGCAGACGCAGAAATAAAGAAGGTTACACACAGGGAGTAGAAGATCTGCTGAGATGCATAAGAAGAGGTGAATGACATGGAGATAAAAGAAAAATTAAAACACTGGTTCATAATGGTAAGCACAAACCGGTGCCTGGGATGCTGCTTGTTCTGCGAGTGGTGGAACATGTGTAAATGGGAAACGGAAGAGAGGAGAAAGAAAAAATGATATTTTTAGGAACACCTGGAATGAAAGAATTCTTAAAACGAAAACATCCGGAGATCTTGGAGGAACACCCAAAAGACTGGAATGAGGTGATTACAAAAGAAACATGGGACGAGTACGACGAATGGAAAAAGACCGAAGAAGGAAAAAGGGTAATAGGTAAATTGTAATGACAAGAAAAGATATTCTTAAAAAATACGGATTCAGCTGGATGAGCAACGTCAACCTGAAGGAAGAGCTTTCGGAACAGGCGGCAGCAGAATTTGAAGATCTGATAAGAACCCTGGCCGAACATAACCGTGAACCAGCACCACCAGAAACAGGCTGGAAGAAACGGATGTACAACCAATTCATGAAAGGAGCAGGCAGATGACACGAAACATGATCATCTGGATATGGCTAACAGCATTCCTGCATCCTGTGATTTTTCCATGTGTCCTGCACACAGCAAAGGATATAGAAAAGTGGTGGGATAAGAAGAGGGTACTGTGGCACGTAGAGCAGCTCCGGAAGATAGAAGAAAAATATAAAGAATAGCACCAACCGGGTATTGTATCACACGCAACCGGACAATATAGAATCCCCGCCGGCAGCAGTCGGCGGAGAAAGGAGCGGTGTTGAAAGACGTAAGCACAGAACAGGCGAAGATCATCAAAAAGATGGTCCTCGACAAAAACGAATAAAGAAATAGCAGAAACTACCGGATTAAAGTACTGCAATGAACTGGAGTGTGAGAAAGGAAAATGAATGGGTAAGACGGTGATTTTTATAATAATAGCCTGCGTACTGATTGTAGTATGGAGCGCATGTGTGATGGCAGCACGAGCGGATGAGAAGCTGCGTGAGATTACGGATGGCAAGAAAGAGCCGGAAGAAAAAGAGGAAGATATGATGAAACAAAGAACATGCAAACGGTGTGGAATGCCGACGGGAGCAACGTATTACAAGATAAATATAAATGCTGAATGTGACAGAGCAGGAGCGACTACAGAGCAATTCTGCTATAACCTGTCGAAGACTTTAACACAAGCGAATAGTCCGGAGAATGTGTACTGCAGGAGCTGTGTAGATAAAATTGAAAAGTATATTAATTGTGATATGGCAATAACCGAAAGGACATACATAACGGACAAACCGGGGAAATAATAGAGTGCTTAAGAAAATTCATTGTGCGACATCGCACAGAAAGGAGAACTATGAACCATGAAGGCTACCAGGATCCGACAGCAGAAAAGGCGGTACACAGGTACAACCAGATGCCCTACCATATGCGCAGGGCACTGACCGATCTGCAGGACATAGCAAGCCTGTTCGGGTTTGACATTATAACAATCAAGGACAGACGGACGGGGAGGAAGTATAGAGTTGAAGAGAAGACCAATCAATAAAGACAAATATGGAATCAGCAAACACAGGTATCTGGAAGTTATCCATCATTGCCTGCAATATCCGGAATGGCGGGAAGAACTTGAAAATATGACAGATACTGTGAAAGCAATACAATATGGCCAAGAGGGGAAGGGGAGTCCAAGCCAGGCGTCAGCAACAGAACGCCTGGCTATCAAACGTGCGGAGCTGCAGGAAAAATGTGAGCGAATCGAGCAGACAGCAATAGAGGCGGACGCAGATATCTATCAATGGTTATTGGAAGGGGTTACCACAGATTATGCGACCTACATATACCTTCGGGATGCCAAAGGGTTGCCGTGTGGTGATCAGAAATACTATAGAGCAAGGAGGAAGTTTTACTGGTTGATGTCAAAAAAAATATAAAATTTGCAAAACATCACCACTCACGGCACATAAAAGTGTGTTATAGTGGTAGCGTCCAAAATTTGAAAAGGACATACTCACCCTAGGGCGGCAGCAGTTAAAGACTGAGGCCGTCTTTTATTATAAAATCAGAATTGAAGGTGGTGAAATGCCAAAGGCACGAAATCCAAATAGGGAGAAAGCGTTCGAAATATATAAAAAGCATAAGGGAGAGATCGATTTAGTTGAGATTGCAAGTCAACTAAATCTGGCAGCAGGAACTGTCCGGGGATGGAAATCGAAAGATAAATGGGATGAAAAAATGAATGGAACGCTCCGAAAAAATATGGAACGTTCCAAACGAAAAAGTGAAAACAAAAAGAAAGCCAATGCAGAAGTGATAGATCAGATAATTGAAAATCCTGATTTAAACGATAAGCAAAGGCTTTTTTGTGTTTTATACGTCAAATGCTTCAATGCCACAAAAGCATATCAAAAAGCATATGAATGTAGTTATGAAACGGCCACCGTAAATGGACCTCGTATGCTAGGAAATGCTAGGGTAAAAGAAGAAATCCAGTGCCTAAAGCAGAACAGGCTGAACAGAGAACTAATATCAGAAGCTGATATTTTTCAAAAATACATAGACATAGCCTTTGCGGATATCACTGATTATATGGAATTTGGTACAGAAGAAGTCCCTGTGATGGCAGTGTACGGGCCGGTCAAGGTGAAAAATGAAGAGACTGGAGAAGAAGAAACACTGACAAGAATAGTCAACACTGCGAAATTTAAAGACTCTCTGGATGTGGATGGAACAATCTTGACAGAGGTGAAGCAGGGAAAAGACGGAGCCGGCATTAAACTGGCTGATCGGATGAAGGCCCTGCAGTGGCTTGCAGATCACATGAATCTCGCAACGGAAGAGCAACGCGCCAAGATTGAAAAGACACGGGCGGACATCCAAAGGATGCAGCCGGAACCCGTTCCGGAAAAAGAATACAAAGGCATTCCGGCAACAATGGTTGCTCCGGTATTTGCTCCGGTGCTTTTTGACATCAAGGAAAAGCGTCACACAGAATATGTTTTCCCAGGTGGCCGAGGCAGTACCAAATCATCCTTTGTAAGCCTGGCTGTAGGAGACATTTTGAGGAGTAATGATCAGATACATGCGGTGATCATGCGTCAGGTAGGAGATACGATGCGAAGTTCCATCTATCAGCAAGCAAGATGGGCGATAGAAGCTCTGGGACTGGAAGATGAGTTCGAGTGTACCGTATCACCACTGGAGATTACGAGAAAAAGCACTGGGCAAAAGATTTATTTCAGAGGAGCAGATGATCCGGGCAAGGTAAAATCGATCAAGGTTCCATTCGGATATATCGGAGTCTTATGGTTTGAAGAGTTGGATCAGTTCATGGGACCGGAGGCGGTTAGAAAGATTGAACAGTCTGTAATCCGAGGCGGAGATACTGCATACATCTTCAAAACATTCAACCCACCAAAGAGCCTGAACAACTGGGCCAACAAATACATCAAGATCCCGAAAGAAACCAGACTGGTTACGGAAAGCACCTATCTGGACATACCAAAGAAGTGGCTAGGAAAAACATTTATCGAAGAGGCAGAATTCTTAAAGGAAACTAACCCAGATGCGTATGAAAATGAATACTTAGGAGTGGCCAATGGATCAGGAGGAAGTGTATTTGACAACATCACGATCAGAGAAATAACGGATGATGAGATATCAGGATTCGACCATGTGTTAAATGGCATTGACTGGGGATGGTTCCCGGATCCGTATGCATTTGCAAGGGTTCATTACGACAGAGCGAGGTTGAGATTGTACGTATGGCAGGAATACACATGCAATAAGAGAAGCAACAGACAGACGGCAGACGAGCTGATCAGGATGGGAATCACAGGCAACGATCTGCTTACCTGCGATAGTGCAGAAAAGAAGTCGATAGGAGACTACAAAAGCTACGGCTTGCTTGCCAGAGCAGCAGAAAAAGGTCCTGGAAGCAGAGAGTACTCATATAAATGGCTGCAGTCATTAAGAGAAATCATAATCGACAATGTAAGATGCCCGGTAGCTGCACAGGAGTTCATGGATTATGAGTACGAAAGGGATAAAGAAGGAAATATCATCACCGGATATCCGGATGGGAATGACCACATGATAGATGCTGTAAGATATGCAACAGAAAGAATATGGAAACGGAGGGGCGAATAATGCTGGATGGAATAAAAGCCTTCGTGAAGGGAGTGATAAACAGAATGTTCCCGGCAAAAAATGTAGAGCAGGCACTGAAAATAGAAACATGTATATCAAGTATGATGCAGACAAGGATAGAGCTATGGCAGCGAATGTACAGCGGAATGGCACCCTGGTGCAAAGGCTATGTAAAATCTCTTAGAAAGGAACAAGGCATCTGTACCGAGTTCGCCAATATCTGCCTGGATGAAATGGAATCGAATATTTCCGTGGAAGAACTGGATCAGATATACAAGATGGCAACACGAGATTTGAATGAGAACCTGCAGTCAGGGCTTGCACTTGGGGCGCTGATCATTAAGCCGCTGGGCGGAGATAAAGTAGAATATGTTACCGCAGATCGCTTTGTACCGATTGCCTACGACGAAAGAGGACGACTGATTGACGTTGTGTTTGTCGAAAACCAGAAACGGGGAGAAGATTACTACCATCGCCTGGAGAGACACTCTTTGAGAGATAACATCCTTACAATTACAAATAATGCGTACATATCAAAATCAGAGGATGATATCGGAAGAGAAATCCCGTTGAGCTCAATAGATGAATGGAAAAATCTCCCAGCAACCATATCCTATGCTGGACTGGAAAAGCCGGATTTTGGTTACTATAGAAACCCAATCAAGAATGAAATCGATAGAAGCCCGTGCGGAGTATCGATATTCGAAAGCGGAATAGATCAGCTGGAGAGCGTAGACGTTCAGAATGCAAGGCTAAAGTGGGAGTTCGAATCTGGTGAAAGGGCAATCAATGTATCCACTACAGCTCTTCAACCGATAGTAGGAGAAGAGGGAAGATTGGAAACGCCAAAACTGGACAAGCGTCTGTACAGAGGACTGAATCTGGATGCCGGAGACGATGGCGATCTGTATAAAGAATGGTCGCCAGAGTTCCGAGATATCAGCATCATCAATGGCTTGAATCAGTTCTTAAGGCAGCTGGAGTTCAATGTATCCCTAAGCTATGGAGATCTCTCTGATGTAACGGACGTAGACAAGACGGCAACAGAAGCCAAGATCGCCAAGAAACGCAAATATAACATGGTGTCAGCTGTCCAGGAGAATCTGAAAGACTGCCTGGAAGATCTCGTATATGCATTGGCTTTTTACAACGCCAAGCTCCATAGCGGATATGAGTTCAACTGTACATTTAAGGATAGCATCCTGGTGGATGATGAAACGGAACGCCAGAATGACAGGGCAGACGTAAGCCTCGGAGCCATGCAGTTGTGGGAATACCGAATGAAACATTATGCCGAAGATGAGGAAACAGCCAAAAAGATGGTAGTCCAACAGGCGGATGTAATAGAGGACTAGCCTATGACACAAGGTGAGATTGAAGCTCTTTCAAGAGAAATAGAACGAAATGCCCGGAACCTAGAAATAGACATCATGTTGGACATCGTCCGAAGAATCAAGAGCAATCTGGATATAGAACAGTCGATGACATCATCTGCAGACTACCAGATACAGTTGCTTAGAAAAATGGGATATTCCGATGAATTCCTGAAAAATGAAATCAAAAGCTATTTGAAGTTTTCAGATGAAGAGATTGACCGGATCTACAACCAGACAAGCGAGAACCTCTATAAAGAGTATGAAGATGCATTTGATGCTATTGGAAAGAAACAAACCCCGTTCGGAAAGCATCCGGAGATCCAACCGGTAGTAAAAGCCGCGATCGAACAGTCGAAGAACACATTCCAAAACATCACGGGATCCATTGGATTTACCAAGAACGTAAATGGAAAGCGTCAATTCATGGATACGGCGAAGTTCTATCAAAGATCACTGGATGAAGCGGTCCTCGGAGTAGCAACTGGAGCATTCAGCTATGACACGGTCCTGAAACGAATCATCAAGGACATGACAAGAAGCGGTCTGCGTACAGTAGAATATGCTTCCGGAAGGACATACCGGGTGGATTCGGCGTGCAGAACGGCACTCATGACAGGGTTCCGGCAGATAGTCGGTCGCATGAATGAACAGGTGGCAGCAGAGCTTGATACAGATACCTATGAAGTTACATATCACATCGGCGCCAGACCGGAACATCAGGCATGGCAGGGAAAGGTCTATTCGTACAAGGATCTGGAGAGTGTATGTGGATTAGGCACTATTACCGGTTTATGTGGAGCAAACTGCTATCACTGGTACGACGTGTTCATCCCGGGAGTTTCGGTTCGGAACTACACGGACGAAGAACTGCAGGAGATGATAGATGAGGAAAATGAAAAGACGAGCTACGATGGAAAGGAGTATACAACATATGAGGCGTTACAGAGACAGAGGAAGTTAGAGCTGACGATGAGAGTATACCGCCAAGACATAAAACTCATGAAGGAAGGCGGAGTAAGCGAACTGGAGATCATGGGAGCCAAAGCAAGATACAAAAAGACTATGGATGAGTATGTGAAGTTCTCAAAGGTCATGAAGCTGCCGGAACAAAGAGACAGAATATACATGGATGGACTGGGAAGAATATCAACAAAAGTCGGAAAGAAAATACTCAGCTCGATGAAGATATCGATTCCGAAAGAAGTAGTTGAAAAAGCTGGATTGGATAAGAGCGTAGAAAAGAAAATAAATCAGGCAATCAAGAAACTGGATAAAGAGTACACGATTTACTTAGATTCAATAGAAGGTGGAAAGCTTGGCAGAGGAGATTTGTTTGTAAGCGGCGCATATCTGGATAAGGACGGCATGCTGAAGCACGGACTTGTGTTTAACTATAATATAGATTATAATAAATTCGAGTCGAGAATAAAAATGCTGTATTCTACCGGATACATGGCAGGAAAAAGCTATGAAGATTACATTGCGCATGAAATGGCACATATTATTCCATTCCAAAACTGCGTGACCAAGAAAGATTACGACAAACTGACGGATGAAATATATAAGAGCTTTGTCAAGGGAATATCTAAATATGCAGACAAAGAGCGCGATGGAAGAGAGAGCTTGGCGGAGGCATTTGTAAGATATAGAAATGGAGAAAAGATACCAGATGAGTCAAGAAAGCTTATTGAAAAGTACATCCTTCCTTGGAGGAGGAAATAGATTCACACTTCCCAAATGTGTATTATGTAGGCATTGCATGGAATCTGAAACGGAAATAAAGTGCAAGGCGTTTCCGAATGGAGTACCGGATGAAGTACTGGAAGCTCCGTATGAAGAGGAATGCAAACCGGGAGTAAAATTTGAAGAGATGAAATAATACCACTAATCAGCGAGATTGGTGGTATTTTTTATACCCATTTTTAGGAGGTGATCCACCTATCTCCCTTTTGAGATGCGGGGTTATGCGTCTTATTTTTATGCAAAAAGAAAGGAAATAATTATGGAGTTTTTAAAAGCAATCTTTGGTGACAAGTATGAAGAGTTTGCATCAATCATCAAAGCGTACAATGACAATCCGGAAAACAAAGACAAGCAGATTAAGCTCGCAGATCTGAATGCCGGAGAATATGTAAGCAAAAAAGATTACGACGCAATGGAAACGGCAAAGACTACTCTGGAAGAGCAGCTGCAGACAGCCACAGATACACTGAAAGGATTCGAAGGCGTAGATGTAGAAGAACTTCAGGGGAAAGTAAAACAGCTCACAGATGACATGGAAACTCAGAAAACGGATTACGAAAACAAAATTGCAGAAATGAAGTTTGGCACACTTATCGACAATGCTATCTCGGCAGCAGGCGGTAAGAATGCGAAAGCAATCAGAGCACTCTTAGATGTAGAGACACTGAAAGATAGCAAAAATCAGACAGAAGATATTACCGCTGCGATTGAGGCGTGCAAAAAGGACAATGAGTATATGTTTGGTTCAAACGAACCAATTAATAATCCAATCGCGCCGACTGGCGGAAAAGTTCCGGGAGTTTCAAAGAATTTAGAAGACATGACGTATGAAGAATACAAAGATTACAGACAGGGAAAATAGGAAGGAGATAAAGAAATATGCCAAATACAATTTTAACACCTAAAATCATTGCACAGGAGGCCCTGATGGTGCTGGAAAGTCAGCTGACAATGGCAGGGCTTGTCCATAGAGACTATTCAAAAGAATTCGTCAGAGTAGGTGATACGATTACAATCAGAAAGCCTGCAAAATTCGTAGCCAAGAACTTTGTTGGAGAGACACACGGACAGGATATTACAGAAGGCTCAACCACGGTGAAGATGGATCGCTTTAGAGACGTAACAGTTAATGTATCGTCAAAAGAGTTAACACTGGACATCAAAGATTTCTCTGAGCAGGTAGTAACACCGGCTATTTCGGCTATTGCGCAGGCCGTAGATCAGGACCTGTTGGCAGTAGGTATTGAAAAGGCTGCGAAGACAGCAATGGTATCTGCAAAACCAGCACTGACAGACATTGCGGGAGTTGGAAAGGCTCTGGATATGTCGAAAGCACCAATTCAGAACAGAAGATTGATTCTTCCGGCGGAAATCAAATATAAATACAACACATTGGATAATTTTGCGAAACAGTGCTATGCAGGGGACTCACAGGCGCTTAGAGACGCAGAAGTAGGAAGGGTGTATACTTGTGACACGTTTTCATCAGAGAACTGCCCTCATTCCGCAGCCGAAAAACCGGGAACAGTGACGGGGTACAAGGTAACCGGCACTAAAGATACAACTGAGCTCACAGTATCAGCGGGAGAACCGGCAACAGGAAAGATTGCCGAAGGAGATCAGCTGATTGTGAACGGGTATGTCTATACAGTACAGGAAGATGTCACGTTGGTTGGAGGGGCAGGAACAATTAAGGTGGATCAGAACCTTCCGACAGATGTAACAGAAGTCGCAGCAAAAGTAATCAGCAAGGCACATGCGTTAGGATTCCACAGAAACGGACTCGCGCTGGTAACAAGACAGCTGGAACTCCCAATGGGAGCATCAAAAGCTCATATTGCTTCAGCAAACGGGCTGGCTGTAAGAGTAGTCTTTGGCTATGATATGAAAACCAAGAAAGATACAATTTCATTTGATATTATCTACGGAATCAAGGAACTGGATGAGAGCCTTCTGGTAGATTTTTCATAGGAGAAACGTTATGGAGTATGCAGATTATGAATATTACGTAGAGTCTTATCTTCTTGGAAGGCAGCCGGATATACCGGAATCAACCTTCCGATATTATGAAAAACAGGCGGAAAAGGAAATTGACCGAGTAACATTCGATCGTGTAAAAAGAATGGAAACACCGAAAGAAGTAAAAGAGTGCGTGTGCGACGTCGCAGAACTGATCTTCAAAGCAGAACAGTACGGTGGATCGGACGCACCGGGGCCACTTGCGTCCTATGGAAACGACGGAGAGACAGGTACATATGACCTGTCTCGTTCTGTCTATACGGAAGAAGGAAAACGTAAGAAGATCAGGGAGATTATAGAGAAACACTTAGGAAACACAGGCTTGATGTATCTGGGGGTGGATTAATGAATCCGAACTATAACCAGACAATCACGGTATACAACCGGATCAAAGGAGCGGATGCGGAAGACGGAAAGGATATCTGGAAGCGGACGGTCCTTGAAAACTGCTTCTACAAGCTGTCCCAGACAAAGATCGATGATGGAAAGACGGCAAAAATGGCAGGAACATACGTCGCCAGGATACCAGAATCATCGAACTATCTTCCCTACCGAGAATTTGCTAAAATCAAAGGTGCTGGTAACAGCTTCACCCTGAATCCGGGAGATATAGTGGTAAAAGATGTATGCATGGAAGAAATAACCGGGAAAATGCCAAATACAGCCTCAGAGCTACTGGCAAGACAGAAACCGGAGGCATTTCAGATTACCGCTTTCTCAGATAATACATCGCACCTGAGAGGAAAACATTACAGAGTAGGTGGTTAAATGCCGAACGTAGAATTCCACTGGAATAAACCAATCCCGAGCATTGTACAAGAAGCAACTGGAGGAAAGAAGACGCTCCTCTTCATGGCGACCGAAGCCAAGCGCCTGATGGAACCGTTTGTGCCGGCAAAGAATCTGGTACTGGCGGCCAATGCCAGGACTTACGTAGAAGGGAATGTCGGGATTGTGCATTATGCAAGCCCGTACGCAAACTTCCAACACGAAGGACTGGTGATGGTATCTAGAATAACCGGAAGTCCGTATGCCAGACATGGTGAAAGCAAGGTAGTAACCGGCAGACATTTAAAATACAGCACCGCCAGACACCCCCTTGCCACTGCTGAATGGGAAAAGAAAATGAAAGCTACGAGAATAGATGACTATACTAGAGCAATACAGGCATATGTGAAAGGACATAAGTTATGACAAAACATGAAGTTATGGTTTCGTATGTACAGGACAAAATAAAAGAACTGTGTGATTCCATACTGACATTTAATTTTGCTGATGGAAAAGCTACATCGGTATCCTTCCTGACAAATTATGCCGGGAAGATTGTAAAAAAGTACGTCCGTGCTGCAGATAAAGAATATGGCTTCACCATACTCCTGACATGGTATTACTCGGAAGAAACGGATGATATCAATATGCAGGCCATGAACCTCGGCCAGAAGTTCATGGAATGGATTGAGGAGCAGAACGCCATAAAAAACTATCCGGATTTCGAAGGATGTCAGGTAAAGAAAATTGAAAACTTACAGAACATGCCAAACCTTGCAACGGTAGACTGGGAGAACAAAGTAGCTCAATACCAGATACCATGCAGGGTTTTATATTTTGAGAAGGAGAGACGAAGATGAAATTAAGTGAATTAATGAAAGACTATACACCAAGTGAAAGCTATGAAGGCTGGGTAACCAATGATGATTACGTATTTGCAATCGACACTGCGCCGGATGGTTCGACTGCAACAAAAGAAGGCGATTACGTAGTAGTAGAAATGGGAATTGCTGGTCTGGACGCGCAGTTAAATCCAATCACGCAGGACAAGACCTATATCCGTGCTGGTCAGAACACCATGAAGACAGGTACGCAGAGAGCTTTCTCTGTAACCGGTGACAGATACGTCGGCGATGAAGCACAGGATTATTGTTTATCCCACAAAACAAAATATGGAACAGGAAACAGTGTAGTAACAAACTACCTGTATTTTAATGTCCTGACAGGAAAAGGAGAAAAAGGACAGTGTTCCATTATTGTCAACAGCGACGGATCAGGTAATGCCGGAGAATCATCTTCTATCGATATCGAATTTAAGAAGATGGGAGCAACACCTGCAGAATACACATATGTAGCCGCTTGAACGCAGGCCGAGGAAAACGGCGAACCGATAGAGGAGGAACAGGACGTTGAAGAAAATAGCAGTAACAATACTGAACCAGAAATTGAGTGCGGATCTCCTGAATCCGAAAGTAGTGAAGAAGTATCAGACGGAAATCGATAAGGTTACAGAGAAAGCGAATGATACAGAAGGAAAAACAGACGAAGAGGTAATTGTTAATCAGTGCGAAGCAGTAATTGAGATGATTGACAATATCTTCGGAAAAGGCAGTGCCAAGAAGGTATTAGGCGAGGAGACAGATCTCCTTACCTGCCTTCAGGCATACTTTGAATTAACCACAATGTACAAGAATCAGGTTGTTCCATACATGAACAAAGAAATCGCAAAAATGAAAGCGGGAGAAAAGTGAAACCAAACATCATCACAGACGGACTTCCAAAAGAGGTTGTAATCAATGACGGAAAGTACCAGATTAACTGGGATTTCAGGATAGGAATGAAGTTTGACGAGATCATGGAAAGCGAAGCACCGGATATTGTGAAACTTGAAAAGTTATTAACCCTATATTACCCGGAATACCCAAACAATCTGGAAGAAGCAGTAGAAAAGATGCTGTGGTTCTACCGTGGAGGAAAAGCAGAAAAGAAAGAAGAGAAGAAAGAACGATACAAACGTCGGTCCAACAGAGGACCGGCGTTTTCTTTTGCGCAGGACGCACCTTATATATATGCGGCCTTTAAAGAGCAATACGGGATAGATCTGTTATCACAGGAGAAATTGCATTGGTGGAAGTTTCTGGCGCTATTTGAATCTCTTGGAGAAGAAACAAAGATGGCGAAGATCATGTATTACCGAACAGTGAGCACATCTGGAATGTCAAAAGACAGGAGAGCTTTCGTAAATGAGATGAAGAAGGCGTACAAGTTGGATGAAGGAAAGAAACTGACACTGGAAGAACGCAACCAACAATGGAAGGAGTATGTAAAAAAGAGAAATCAAGAAAGGACGGTGAAGTGACATGGCAACAGATGGATCAATTAAGATCAGCACCGAGCTAGACTCCAAGAAAGCAGAAAAAGCCATGTCGAGATTCTCGTCTTATGCCAAAACTGCAATGGCCGGAGTTAAAACTGCGATTGTAACCGGATCTGCTGCTATAACAGCGATGGCTGGGTATTCTGTTAAAGTCGGCTCAGATTTTGAAGCAGCCATGTCAAAGGTCTCTGCTATATCCGGAGCAACCGGAGATGATCTTCAGAAATTAACGGAAAAAGCAAAAGAGATGGGTGCAAAAACCAAATTCTCTGCTACAGAGAGTGCACAGGCGTTTGAATATATGGCAATGGCCGGCTGGAAGACAGATGACATGCTGAATGGTATAGAAGGAATTATGAATCTGGCAGCGGCATCGGGAGAAGATCTTGCTACAACCAGTGATATTGTAACAGACGCCCTTACGGCGATGGGATTACAGGCATCTGATTCCGGACACTTTGCGGATGTTCTGGCAGCGGCATCATCTAATTCCAACACAAACGTTGGGATGATGGGTGAGACATTTAAGTATGTAGCACCAGTAGCGGGAGCACTAGGCTATAACATCGAAGATTTGTCTCAGGCAATCGGACTAATGGCCAACTCCGGTATCAAGAGCACACAGGCTGGTACAGCCCTTAGAAGCATCTTGACAAGACTGGCCAAGCCGCCAAAAGAAGCAGCTGCGGCAATGGAAAAGTATGATATTTCCATGAAAAACTCGGATGGATCCATGAAGTCACTGATGGAAGTAATGGAAAATATGAGAGATTCCCTTCGAGGACTTCCAAAAGATGAAAAAGCTGCAGCCGCAGCCGCACTTGGCGGACAAGAGGCAATGTCTGGACTGTTGTCGATCGTGAATGCTTCGGATACAGATTTCAAAAAGCTGGCATCTTCAATCAAAAACGCAGATGGTGCATCTGAAAAGATGGCCAATACCATGAATGATAACCTGAAAGGAAGCATCACGATTGCGGGTTCTGCATTAGAAGGCTTTGGTATCAATGCATATGAAAAGATGGAAAAGCCGCTCAAGAGCGCTGTAGATGCCGGCACAGAAGATATCAACCGGTTATCGTCGGCATTTACGACTAATGGACTGAACGGAGTAGTTGAAGAAGCGGGGAAAATATTCAATGACACCTGTGACGAGGTGGATAAATTTGGACCGGCAGCAGAGGGCATCGTTGAACCGATTCGAGATATCGTGAATACTGGCGGAACACTTGCGAAAGCGGTATTGCCGGAATTGAGATCAGGATTGAAATTTACTGCGGAAAATTTGGATAATCTAATACCGCTTGTAACAGCGACCGCGGTTACATTTAAGACTTTTAATACACTCGGAAAGGCGACGGCAAAAACTACAAAACTAAATGCAACGGCGACAAAAGCGTTAGCAACAATGGAAGCAAAAAATGCCTTGCAGCTGACGGCGACAAATGGTGGGCTGACGGTAAGACAGACATTGCTTGCCGTATATAATGGACAGATTAAAGTGACGACAGCACTGACTGGAATGTGGGCCAGAGCTCAAAACACGCTGAATAAAGCAATAGAGACAAATCCGATAGGTGTGGCAGTAGCGGCAACGGCGGCAATGGTTGCGATTGCAACGGTTATGAGAAATAAGCTGTCTGAGCAGACGGAAGCAGAAAAAGTGCATTCAAGAGAGTTGAAAGAGTCTACAAAAGAAGCAGAGGAAAATCTGAAAGTGGCTCAGGAGAGAAAGCAGTCTTATGAAGACCTGGTGGCTACTCAGGATAAACAGGCGGCAGCAGATCTGATCGAGTTAAATAGTCTACAGTCACTGAGCAATGAATTGAGTACGATAGTTGATTCCAATGGAAAAGTTAAAGACGGAGAAGCAGACAGAGCGGCATTCATCACGTCTCAGTTATCGTCGGCACTTGGAATAGAGATCAATCTTACTAATGGCCAGATTCAAAACTATCAAAAACTGCAGGAGGAGATCCAGAAGACGATTCAGCAGAAGAAGATAGAGGCTGTTCTTACTTCTCAGGAAGCGAAATATAAAGAAGCTGTAAACAACCAGATGCAGGCGGCTCAAGAGGCTAGCGAAGCATATACAGCTAAGAAAAAGGCAGAGAATACTGTAAAAAAAGAAAGCGCCAAACTGGAAGAACTGCAGAAAGAAAAAAGCGATGCCGTTGTGCAAGGAAATAAGGCTCTTGTAGCAACGTTGGATGCAAAGATACAAAAACAAAAAGAAGACGTAGATAATGCCAATAAGGCACTGGAAGCTAATAAAGACGCATATAAGGAGAGCTCTGATACACTGGCGCAATATGCGAGTGACATTGAGCAGTATACTCAGCTGGCGGAAGCGGCAGCGAGTGGAAATGCAGATGCAATCGAAGCGGCAGTTAATAAAATTACTGCAGGAGTAAAAACTGCAAATAATGCTACAAGCGAGGAGCTCCAGAAGCAGGTAGTTGAAGTATCTAAGACGGAAGATCTGATCCGGCAGGAAGTGAAGAATAAAACACCGGGATTCACAGAAGAGATGCAGAAACAGGCATCTGAAGCCACAAAAGCAGCTCTGGAAGAATTTGCCAAGGCTGCACCGAAATCTGCAGATGAATTAAAAAAGGTTCCGCCTGCCGCAATCGCAGCATTGATAGCTGGAGATATGAAAGGCCAGCTGTCATCAGAAGCAAAAGGCGCTGTAGATGGTATATTAGATCAGTTCGATGGCTTGGACGAGAAGACAAAGAAGAAATTCGCTAATGCAGTATATGGTGCACTGGAAGGATTGGAAGGCTTTGACGAACTGAAAGATCCGGCAAAAGAAGGCGTAGATGAATTCCTGGAGTCTTTAAGATCAGCCCTAGATGAACATTCTCAATCTAAGAAGACAGAAGAAATCTTCAAGCTTGCGATGGATGGTGCGGCAAACGGTGTTGAAGCCGGAAAAGAGAACGTATTAACCAAAGCAGGAGAATTTGTATCAGCATTCCTGAATGTGTTTACATCAGGCGATGTTGGGAAACAATTGGAAAACCTTGGAAACAAAGTGATGTCGTATTTTGGAATAGGAGTATCATCCAAAACCAAAGATTCGGCATCTGCAGGAAAAGCTAATGCAGACGCGGCCAACAAAGGAGCAGGAAGTGTAAGCCCGATAACGACAGGACAAGGATTTGGTACCAAGTTCGCATCTGGAATCGGCGGATTGGTTGGAAAAGCAAGATCCGCGGGAAAAGGCAATGCAGACGCGGCCAACAAAGGAGCAGGAAGTGTAAATCCGAACGGCACAGGAGGAAAATTCGGAACACAGTATAGTTCTGGTGTAAGCAGTAAAACGAGGCAGGCGAATTCGGGAGGAAAATCTCTTGGAAACAATGCGAAATCTGGAGCTGGCAGTGTGAGCGGTCATGATCCTGGATATAATTTCGGCAAAGGTTTTGTAGGAGGAATCGGATCGTGGATCAAGGGTGCAGCATCAAAAGCTGCCGAAATGGCGAAAGCGGCATATAAAGCGGCGAAGCATGCGCTGGATGAACACTCTCCATCAAAATTAACAAGAAAACTGGGACGCTGGTTCAGCGAAGGTTTTGGACTTGGAATTGATGATGAGGCAAAAAGTGCTGTGCAATCTGCAGAAGCAGTAGCTGAGAAAACAGTATCTGCGATAGACACTGAGGCGATAGCAGATAAATTAAAAGGGCTTGACTTGGCAGAAATAATGCCGCAAGTATATGCGACTGTTGCGGATCAGCAAAACTACATGGAAAGAAAATTAACGACCCCAGTAGCGAGTATGGAAAACCATAGGTGGAGAAATAATAACACGCAGACCGTACAGATGTCAGAAGAAGATATAGAAAAGCTGGCAAAAAGTTTCGCAAGAGCTGCGTCGAAAGAAATCGCTTCGGAGATGGACGGAATGAAGTTTACGGCTAATCAAAGAGAACTTGGAAGATTTATAAGGGAGGCGAAAGCATGATACCGGATATTTATTATGTAAATAGTGAAAACGAGAAGATCGATCTGCTGAAGCCTCCATATCTTTTGCAGACGGGAACGATTATGGATTCAAAATGGGCCTATGAGAGTAAAGAAACGCGGACTGGAGGAAAAATAACTTCCATAAAGAAATCACTGGAAGAAAAAAGTCTGACACTCAGTATCATAAATTTCGGGAGAGATTCTTACGAAAGAGCGATTGACAATTTGCATGAAACATTTGAAAAAGATGTGCTGAACAAATCGCCAGGCAGACTGTATGTTGGAAATATGTATTTGGAATGTTATGTGTTCTCTTCGGAAAAATCTGAATGGGAGAGCGATGCAGAGCTGATGGATGTAAATCTTACAGTTGTGGCAGAAAATCCGATTTGGGTGGGAGAAGACAATTATACATTTCACAGCTATGGGATTAGTTCGGACAACAATAAACGATATCCGGGAAGATATCCGTACCGTTATGCAAACGGGCTAACAAGTAACTACATCGTTAATCCACATTATACGGAAGCAAACTTCGAGATGATTATATATGGACCGGTAATCAATCCGCAGGTGACGATAGGTACAAACACCTATCTGGTCAACATTGTCCTGGAAGAGGGTGAATACCTCCAGATTAACAGTAGAGATAGAACAATCGTAAAAGTCCTGAGAAACGGAGAACGAGCAAATGCGTACCATTACCGGCAGAAGGGAAGAGAATTCTTTCAAAAGATCCAACCGGGACGGCAGATGATCCAGTGGACGGGAAAATTCAATTTCGACTTGACTGTTTATGAAGAAAGGAGCGAACCAAAATGGAACGTGCATCAAGCGCATTAGATGGAACTACGGAAAAAATCCAGAGTCTTACAGTAGACGGTTCTGGAATATTCCCTCGAAGATTCATAACAGCAAAGCCGACCGGAGAGGAACAGGGGGAGCTATCTGACAGCGCAGAGGTAGATCTGGATGTCGGGGACACGAATGATTTCGAAATTAATACAGCGGTGTCAGAATATGACGCTAAACGCATGGGATACGGTTGCAAAATATTTATTGAAGGAACAGAATACGGAGGAATAATAGGAGACATAGAGTCCAATACGAATGAAGAAAAAGTTGTGATACGAGGAAGAACTTGGAGAGGAATGCTGCAATATAAAGTAGTAGAGCCACCGGCCGGACAGGACCATCTGGTTTTGTCGGGTGAATTAAATACAGCAATCCGAACATTGATAGGAGATCGCTTCGGCGATCTCATGGTTATTCCAGAAGTGGATACAGGCATAACAATAAAAAGCTGGCAGGTAGACCGCTATGTAACATTATACGATGCACTACAGAAGTTGGTGAGTAACTACGGCTGTAGACTACAGATCCAGTACGTACAGCCGGAAGGACTAGAATACGGCTATGTAACAGTGCAGGCGGTACCGATAGTAGATTATTCTGAACAGTTGGAATACAGCCAGGAAGAGGGTATATACGTAACGGTTCGGGATTGCAGGAATGGCGTCAACCATTTGGTGTGCGTCGGAGAGGGAGAAAATCAGGATCGAGTCGTGCTACACCTATACGTACAGAAAAACGGAACTATTGGAAAAAAACAGTATTACACCGGATTGAAAGAGATATCTGCAGTATACAACTATTCCAGTGCAGAAGCGGACAAACTGGAAGAAGATGGAACAAAACGGCTTAAAGAACTACAGAATTATAAAAAATGTGAAATGACAATCGATAATGCAGATCTGGAGATAGGTGACATCGTAGCCGGCTATGATGCGGTTACGAATACACAGGTTATCAAACCAGTCATACAAAAGATCCTGAAGATCCAGGGCGGGAAAATAACTATTGACTACAGCGTGAAAGGAGAAGATGAGTAAATGGCGGGAATGAAAGGAATAACGGTTAACACAGCACCGGAAGCCGAGCCGCATATATATGCTGAAGATGATGCAGCTGTATATCAAGCGATATTTGGCGGTGACGGTGTGTATACTATTGGCCAGTCTTGTAAAGCAACCGTACTTAGCAACAATAAAGTAAGAGTGGCAGACGGAGTGGTCTGCGTGGGTGGACATATGGCAAGAATCCCGTATGGAGAATATGAAGATTGCGAGATTATGAATGGACAGTCGGGAAAGAACAGAAACGATATCATCGTAGCAAAATTCGAAACCACAGGAACGGGCGGAATTGACACCATGACCTGCGAAGTAATCCAGGGAACAGCCGGAGAAACGGCGGTAGATCCGGAGCTTACGCAAGACGATATTTATGCAGGCGGTAAAGTGCGAGAGTACCCACTGTACCGAGTGAAGATCGAAGGGCTGAGCATTACGGCTGTAGAACGGATGTTTAAGATTATTCCGTCAAATAAGGATTTGTCCAACCAACTTGCTGAGATTAGCAAAAAAATGACTGGTAAGTATGCCTACGCATATAGCGCTTATCTGGATAACGAAAAAAGCACAAAAACATCGCTGACACTTAATAGAATCAAGGCGACAGGGCATGGCAGAAAATGTATCCTAATGTGCTTTGGTGCTATGAAGGTAACAACTTTGACAGCAAGGCTGAGCGTCTATGTAAATGGTAAAGAAAGTTGTTCCGGAATAACATCATCCACAAGCTATGTGCCGGTATTTGACAGCAACATTATAACTCTTCCGGAGGGCGAAAACACGATTGAGCTAAGACTGTCAGCACAAGCGAATACAGCTACTGCATATATTGGACGTTATCACAAACTTGGCTTCATTGTCGCAGAATTATAATCCTTATTTACATAAAGAAAGGAGAATTTTTATTATGAAAATTACATTCAATGATGCAACGGAGTTGACCATCCAGTCAACGAGCACCCGGCCGGACGGGAGCCTATTGATCAAAACAATATCAGAAACTGAAGAGAATCTAAAGACAATCTTTCAGGATGGCATGAAGACCAAGAAGATGATCATAAAAGAAAGAGAATCTACGATTGGCACTTATGAGAATTACACGGAGCTTGAAGGAATCATGAAGTACACAGCAGGAATCCTAGGAGTTGTATTACATAAAGTTGGAAAGTCGCAGCTAGAGCGAATTGACGCACTCGAGGTAACTACGGACGACATCGTATTAATGATGGCGGATCTGATTGCGGGAGGGGAGCAAAATGAGAATACTGCAGTTCCGGATTAACGGACAAAAGTTAAGTAAGGACGGAGACTTTTCCGGATTAATTGCTGGCACGAAAGGCTATCTGTACACAGCATATAACTTCGACGGAGAATGGGACGGTTGCAAGAAAGCAGCCGTCTTTTTACGGTACGACAAAGAATATCCTGTCCCGATCATGAATGGCAAATGCAAAGTACCAGATGAAATTACGGGATATAAACGTTGGAAAGTATATCTGGTAGGAGAAAAAGCAGGATATCGTATCACAACGAATGAAGTGGAGGTGTATCAATCATGACCGTAGAAGAAGCATTAGCAGCATCGGTGGTCGAACCGGTCAACGACATTTTTGAAATCGACCCGGAAACCCGTGTGATTACAGTCCCGGCATCCGAAAAGCTGTTCGGTGTAGCAAATGACGGGAACTCCGAAAGGAAGCATTTTCGATGTCCAAAAGTCGTAGGGGATAACATTGACCTGTCTACGATGCACCTGTACATCAATTACCAGAATGCCAACGGGCAGAAGTATCCTTATCTGGTAGAGGACATACGGACAGACGGCGACTATATCACATATTCATGGCTGATCGGCCCAGATGTGGTTGCATATAAGGGACAGATTAAGTTCATTGTATGCGCCAAAAAAGGAGATGGAACAATTCCGGAATGGAATACCACCCTTGCAGAAGGTACTGTACTGGAAGGTCTGGAAGCTACAGATGAGGTGGTGAAACGAAATCCGGATATCATCGAACAGATCTTGACAAGACTTGATAACGTAACAGAAATCCCACAGGAAAAGGTAACAGAAGCGGTATCTACCTATATGGAAGCGAATCCAATTAATGTGCCGAAAAACTTATCTGACCTAAAAGAAGATGCGGAACACCGTACCGTTACAGATAAAGAGAAACAGTCGTGGAATAACCGACAAGCACTAACAATCACATATAGCGGTCAAACCCACACCTATGATGGCAATGAAGCCATTGCAATCGCAATCGAAACAGGTGGCATCGAAAGAATAGAAAAACTTGCTACAGATACCACAGTAACACTCGAGCCTAACAAGCTCTATATTTTTCCAGAGATGGAAAGTATTACCTACACCATCGGCGAGGGCACGGGAGAGATCCATTTTATTTTTAAAAGCGGAGCAACAGCGACAAGGGTGGTACACCCGGCAGGGGTCAATATCGGGAGCTTTATGGTAGATGCTAACAAAATCTATGAGGTGTCGATCCTTGAGGGCTTGCTGACGAGCCAGAGTTGGGCGGTGAGTTGATGGAGAGACGGAGAACGCTAGGAAGTGAGGCGGCAGAAATGGGAAAGCAGGAAACATATTGCTATGATTTATTGTACGAGGAAGAAGTGAAAACTGGAAATGTAATTGCTTTAAATACAGGAATTACCTACGCTGACTTGAAGAAATATGCAAGAGTCAGTATTTGTCAAAAAATGTCTAGTAATAATCCAGTTAGTAACTCAGCTATAAAATTAGGAAATAAATATATCGGGAGAGCTTCAGCAAGCGGTATTTATATTCTGTTAGATTTGAGGAATGATTCGATGATTGAACCTTGGTGCATGTATGAAAACACAACATTACTAGACCCTAAATACGGTACAGCATCACCAAATTATCCAATTGTTCTAAAACGGAGTGCAATAGACATGGAAAAAGCTACGGTAAAAGATACAGATGAAATCACACTCGAGAATATTGTTGGAGAAAAACTAAAAGTAGATACTAAAATTTACATTTATGGGATTTCCAAATATGTGTAAGGAGGTAAGAGTTGACATGAAATACAGAATAAAACACAATCTTGTCAGTCAGTCAGTCAGTCAGTCAGTCAGTCAGTCAGTCAGTCAGTCAGTCAGTCAGTCAGTCAGGGCGATTGTAATCTAGCTGATTCACTCCTGCCAAGAACGGCGGTGGAATTATGAACCGCCGGAGAATAATGCTACAAGGACAGGAGGTAGAAGAGATGGGTTGGAAAGAAGTAAAAACAGTAGTTGCACAGAATGATGGTGATGCACTATATGTAGACGGATTTGAAGCGGAAAGAATTAGAGTGACAGCGGTACTTGCGACCGTAACAAATAATACAGGACTTCGCTTTAATATTGCTGAAGATGCATATGAAAATTTTTTTAACATGGGAACATCCACCTCAACGGAATTTAGACCGATTCAATTTGAACTTGCGGTTGTCGGTAATTATGCGATAAGCACAGCTTTTTGCAATCCCAAAGTTTCTGTTGCTGCTAATGCACAAAATACAGTAGCAGGAGGAATGGTGTTACCAAATGGAGAAACACTTATAAAGCGATTCAGAATTAATTCAGCGAACGACAAATTAAAAGCAGGGTCTTGGCTGAAAATAGAAAAATGGGGATAAGGAGTTGATACAAAAATGAACAATGCTAAAATGCTGACAGCACAGCACAGCACAGCACAGCACAGCACAGCACAGCACAGCACAGCACAGCTTAAGGCGTAGGTTGCTTAATGCACAAGAAGAAACAAGCGAATGGCTCTATGAAGCTTACCTAACTGATACTAGAGACTGGTACGGCAAGCGGTGCCAGGCTATCGTATTCGACGTGAAGCAAGGAGAAAAGTATTATATTGAATGGAGTAATGTTAGAACGACGAATAAATACATCTATGATATGCGTAGATGCGGTGGAGCGTACTTGACCTATGTTCCAAATCAGATTGCGGAATCTGGAAGTATCGAGATTATTATCCCGGCAGACGGGACGCTGTATATTGGATGTGGTTTCAATAATAAATTTTCTCACGGTGATATCGGTGCTGCTAGCTTCGACGGAGATTATATTCGAATAAGAAAGGAGTGATTAAATGTATGCAAAATTACAAAACGGATTCTTGCACAGTGCACCGAAGACGATTGTACTTGATGGCAAGACAATAAACAATCCATTTTCGGAAGAGTTAGAGCAAATAGGCTACAAGCCTGTACTGTACACAGATATGCCTACAGAGGCACCAAGCGGACAGCACTACGAATCTGGATGGGAAGAGGGAGACAAGATAGTTCAGACGTGGACACTTACGGACGACCCAGTCTATCCAGAACCGGAGCCAACGCCAGAAGAAAGAATAAGCAGCCTAGAAACAACAACAGATGAACTAAAGTCCGCGTCAGACGATATTATACTGATGATGGCAGATTTAATAGGAGGACAAGAATAATGAGAACTTTAAACAATTTAAAAATGAAAATCATGGTAAGAGCATTTAGAATCCGCATCAAGAATGGAGAAAACATTGAGGACATTGCGGCTGATTATCCGGCACTGACAGTTGATGACCTCGAAGCAATCAAGGCGGAATTAGAAAAATAAGGATGACAATATGGAGATTAGAGCAAGACCTTAACGGGTCTTATTTTTATACCATGAAACAAGAGAGAGGACACACATGATTAAGTTTTTGTCAGAAAATTGGGCACTCTTGTCGTTTGTAGTGTCAGCCATTGCATACATATATTATCAAGTGATCGCTATGCGTAAAGGAATACGTGCACTACTAAGAGCGGATTTGATAAGGCTCTACAACAAGTATCATGATGATTACGAGTACTGCCCTTTGTATGTCAAGCAGTCGCTGGAAGATGAATATAAACAGTATCACACGCTAAAAGGAAATGGCGTGGGAACGCAAATGTATCATGCGCTTATGGAATTACCGACAGAGCCACAACATGAAAGAGAGGAATAATTATGTTTAAAAATTGCGTATTTAAGGTATCGGTAGATACCAAAAAATGGATGAAGAAAGCAGGGATCAGAGCAATCAAAACTGTAGCGCAGACTGCAGTAGCAACAATCGGAACAGCAACAGCACTCGGACAGGTAGATGCGAAGCTTGTGGTTTCGGCATCGATTCTGTCAGGAATTTTATCGTTATTAACTAGCATTGCCGGATTACCGGAGTGTAACGCAGAGGGCGAATAATCGTCCTCTAACATATTATATAGTGTGCGACGTCGCACAGAAAGGAGCAATTATGGCACATTTATTTTTAATAGCCGGACACGGAGCCGGTGACAGTGGAGCAGTAGGATACGGCTATACAGAGGCAGAGAGAGTCCGTGCACTTGCAAGACGAATTGTAGCATACGGAGGAAGTAATGTTACTCTTGGAGATACAAACCGGAACTGGTATGTTGATAAAGGTATCAGCTCACTCAAAATCTCAAAGGATTGGCAGATCCTGGAACTTCATATGGACAGCAATGTATCGACAGCCAAAGGTGGTCATGTAATTATTAAAGAAGGATATAATCCAGACACATATGATACAGCACTTGCTAACTTCATCGGGTCATTCTTCCCTGGCAGAGCAAATAAGGTAGTAGGCAGAGCGCATCTTGCCAACGTCAATCTCGCAGCTGCGAAAGGTTACAGCTACAGACTTCTGGAAAATGGATTCATTACAAATAAAACAGATCTTACGAAATTCAATGAGAAAATTGATGATCTGGCAAGAGGAATCCTTAAGTCCTTCGGTATTGCACCAGCAGCACCGGTAGCACCAGTTAAGAAGAAAGCAGAACCAATCGACGGAGAGATTAAGGCTGGTGGAGTATTCCAGAACAAGACCGATAAGTTTGGTACAATTTCATACCAGGCACACATGAGAGGATTTGGATGGGGTAACTGGCAGTCCGATGGCTTAATGGTTGGTTCTACTGGTCAGAATCGTAGAATTGAAGCACTGCACATCCAGCCGGTCGGAGAAACAGATGTTGTTGTCCATATGAAAGGAATCGGAAACAAAGAATACAAGAATATCACCAAAGACACTCTGATCGGAACCACCGGACAGAACAGAAGACTGGAAGCAATCCGGATCACAGGAAAGGAATCTTTCTACCTGTACAGAGTTCACCAGAAGAGTATTGGCTGGTCAGAATGGGCCAATAACGGAGAATGGGCAGGTACGATCGGAAAAGGTCTGCAGATGGAAGCACTGCAGATCAAGAAGTCCATGTTCTCAGTCGAGCCGCACGTACAGAGTAAAGGATGGTTATCTCCAAGAGCTGCAGAAAATATCATCGGTATCACCGGCCATGCATTACGCCTGGAAGCGATCCGGATCAATCCGTATGGAAAGACTATTAAGGCAAAGGCTCACATCCAGAGCAAAGGCTGGGTGGATTACGGCATGATCACTAAAGACACGATCATCGGAACCGTAGGAGAAAAGAAACGTATCGAATGCTTATGCTTTGAAGGTGACTTCGAATACCGTGTTCACATTCAGAGTTCCGGATGGACAGACTGGACAAGGGCAGATGGAGTAGCTACTCTCGGAACTGTAGGTCAGGAGTTACGCATCGAGGCTATTCAGTTTAGATAATTTGAAAAACTGGAAGAATTTTCCAACACTATTCTGCTGGAAAATATTGTATCCTTATTATAAGGATGTGATACATATGAAAGAATTTTCAAAAAACCTTAAGACATTAAGAGCTAAACAAGGATTATCTCAAAAAGAGTTGGCTAATCAGCTGCATGTGGAACGCTCGACGGTTGCCGGTTGGGAAACTAAAGACAGAGTGCCGGATGCAGAGATACTGATCAGACTGGCAGCAGTTCTGAATACCTCAATAGATGATTTACTGAAAGGGTGA